CATAGTTAGTTACCAGATCAAGGGCAGACTCAATACTCTCAGGCTTCACATCATAAAGCTCAATCATCTCCTGTGCAGCACTATCAACTACATACTGGTAGTGCCATCTCTTATTCTTCAGATACCTTCTCTTATAAGCTACAGCAAAGATAGGCTCTACTCCAGTAGATGTACCTCCCAGTATCCCTATCGTACCAGTAGGAGCTACTGCTCTGACAGCAACAGGAACAGAGATACTAAGCTTGTTAGCAAAAGATCTAGCTACCTTATCTGACTCTGCTTCATATACTTTGAACCATCTATGCAGTTCTGGTGTAGTTTCATACTTGTGTCCACGTTGTATCAGCCACTCATGAAGCCCCATCAGGCCAAGTCCTAAACGTCTATTTGAATTTCTAACCTCATACACTTTCTCGTAGGGGAGTGTAGCTCTGAGTGTCCCACACAGTAGAAACTTTGTGGCAAGTTGGACAACCTCTTGCAACTGATTAAGGTCATCAATACGAGCAAAGTTAAGACTGCCCAGATTACAGACATCACTATCATCTTCACTCGTAACTTCGGTACAGGCGTTGCGGAGGGTTTCGTTTTCCTTCTCGAAGAAGTTGAACGAGAATCCCGGTTCTCCTGTTCTAAGAGCCTGATGTATATTAGTCCTAAAGACATGTCCCAGATCTCCTTTCTCCCAATAGTTTAACAACCATTCGGTATCATAGTTTACACTGATGTTGGTCATATCCAGAGGTGCAGGGAAGTTAAAGTCTTCCTGTTTAATATCAAACAAAGTCTTACCTGTACTGCCCACAGGCATATCAAACCAGTTCTTGGCAGTTAGAAACTTATCAACATCATCGTGCTTCCAGTTCAGGGACGCATAGATAGCAGACCTACGACTACCTCCCTGCATAACCTTCTGACCTATGGAGTTAATCATCTGCATCTTAGGGATTGGGCCAGAAGCTACACCACCTGTACCCTTCAAGGTTTGTCCTTCAGATCTGTAAGTAGAATAGTCTACGCCAATACCACCACCTGTCATCAGACAGGACTCAGACTTCCAAGACAGGTTGGCCCAATCTTCTCTGGTATCTTCCTCTGCTTTAAGAAGATAACAATTATTAAAAAACTTCTTGTCTCTTCCTGCATAGTAGAGATACCTCCCTCCCGGCAAGAACCTGAGATTGGAGATATGATCTATCAATGCTTCCTTCTCATCTTTACTAAGATAGGTTTGACATACATCCTCTACCAGTGTACAAGCCAACTCATGAAAAGTCTCTGCTCCCTCATGGGAATACTTAGTATAAAAAATATCTTCACTGAACTTAGATCTGAATTGTGGATTACGATTTGACTTGAACATGTTTTCCCCTCTCTATTAAATCATTAAATAGATCTGCTTGTTTATCTTCTTCTGGATACTCTAATTCTAAAAGCAGTTGTGCATAGTGTATTACTTTTAGTATGTCTTCCTTACCCTCTCCTTTCTTATTATGTCTGGTTATATATTTTACAATGTTAGCTTCACATGTATTTAAATTATTATAATGAGAATAAACTGTGGGCTGTATAACACAGTCTTTATAGTGATCTCCTCCTACCTGTACATCAAGTGGATTTATTTTAGTAGATGAAGGAACTAAATTTTCTTCTGACATTTTCTGTATCCCCTGATTTAACTGCTTCATATGCAAACCCTCTTATCTTGGCAGGAGCAATCCCTGCATAATAACAAATAACTTCAAAGTCTTCACAAGCTGAAGTAAAAAACCAAGCATGTGCTTCCTCTCTTTGAACTGTTATATCTTTATGTTCTCCCTTTCTGTAAGGCTTGGAAACATCTACCAGAGCTTGAAGAATAACTGAAATATATAAAGTTTTATATGGATTTTTTTCATTTAAATCATACAGGTTAGAAGTAGTAGATACTTTAAAGACTGACATGTTCTTGAACTGGCCTATAAAATTTACCGCCCACATAATTATTATAGTAGGCTGGAAGGGTAGTGTCTTCAAGGGTTGCAGTAAGAACATTATACTTCATTTGATAATAGCACTCATAATATCTCAAGCTTCTTTTGTTTTTAAACTCCGCTATAATTTCAAACTTAAATTTCTTTTTACCAATCTTTTCTATATCTTCCAACAGATGCTTACTAGATCCCATATAAATTTTCCAATTGGATTCAGATTTCTTCTTACCTTTCTTATAATTAAAGTATTGCTTGCATCCTATATAAGCTTTGTTTGTGTTAAGATTGGTAATATAATATACAAATCCAAATTGAGTCAGGTCTGGTTTAGTTTTATAAGTCCAGTGCATTACCAATCCGCTACTTCCATAACATCAGGTTCCTTATGTACTTGTACAAGATACCTCTTACCTTTTGCGTATTCAAATACACGTAAGCCCTTCCCCTGATTAGTATCAGCCCAACATTCTCTTTTATAATTACAATACACACAACCAACAGGGAGCTTAAGATTACCAGACTTACCATCAGGAACAGCAGAATAACATCTATCAGGTACGTTATTGTTTGATATAATTTCTTTAAGATGTTTAATTCTGGAACGTGCATTAATCATCTCCACTGAATGCAGGGGAGAAAGACATATCTCCCCAGTTGATTTATCTATAGCTAAGAAGGCGGCTTCATCTAAACCATTGGCTTCTGCATAGGCAGAGATCTGTCCTATATATCCAAAGGGGTCATCATTTATTAAGTTATTTGTTCTGAACTTTTCAAAGCCTCTTCCTGAAGCACTCTTACAATCAACCACTACTCCATCTATGATAGCATCATGATGTCCCTTCACTCCTTCCAACTCAACTTCCTTCTGTTGATCCTCTACCTTATGTCCTGAAATTGAGGACAACAAAAGTAAAAGTTCTTCCAGAATATATCCATAGAGAAACTTAATTCTTGTACTGGGTTTAAGGGTACTCTCTTGGTTAGTAGTTTTGGAACCATACCAGAGTTGTCTGTCTGGTTTACCAATAGCTGACAGTCTTAAATTTCCATTGGACTGTGGTTGTTCATATAAAAATTCTTTAATATGTTTCTTCAGCATTTCCCCAAAAGAATCAATATATTCATCCACCTCTTTCTCTTCCATTTGTATAGGATCAAGGGAAAATAATTTATAGATGTCTGCAACTAATGTATCAATTGTTTTCATATTAAAAAAGGGAGAGTAGTAAACCTACCATAGGCTACTACTCTCCAAGTCTCCTTTAGGGTTTAGGAAGCGAAAGGAATTTCTTCAGCTTCATTATTGACATAGCCTCCTTCAACTACATCAAACTCATCAACATTATACTCAACCAAGTCTACTACTTGCACGGCATTAAGATAGCCCTTAACGCCCCCACCATACTGCGTGTATGGTTTGGGAAAGTAACTGGCATTAACACTAGAGCCATTTCCGATACGCTTACTAGAGGGGAAAACATTGCGCTCAGAATCCTTCACCGTCATGGGGCGAAAAGAACCATCCTTACTACGTGCATACTGTTTCAGGGTAACAAAGTCTCCTCTTTCATCACCCTTGTTTTTGATGGTAAGACCATCGGCTTCTGCAACCTTTTTATTCTTAGCATTAAGATTGCAAATCTCTATGCTCCATTCCCCATCGGGATTAAACTTAGTATTAGGGGCAATCACATGCGCCCAATATGCCTGTCCAGAAATTACACTCATTTACTTTACTCCTTTTGATAATAACATTCAGATTATAACGTTCTACTTTAAATTTTTCTTTGCCGATTTTTCTCCTTCCATATATAAAGCCTATCTGTTTTCCTGACTTATTTCAGATATAAGTTTTTTCTTTACTTTCTGATAGTGAGAAATATTATCTTCTATAAATTTCCAATCTCCTCGTCTTTTATGATTCTGAAATCTTGAAATTTCTCTTTCTAAATATCCTACCTCATAGATTTTATCTTCAATCGTTTGCTCCATTACCAACTACTCCTATTCTACTTTAATAGTACCACATAATAAATACTTTGTCAAGCACTTTTTTAATGAGTGTCTGCCCATGTTAAACCTTCTTTGTATTCACAATCCAGAGGACACTTCATCTTTAAAGTTCTCTCAGCTTCTTTCATTGCTTCCTTAGTTATCTGTCCAAATCTTTTGGTATCTCCCTTAGCTACTTCAAACTGATACTCATCATGTATTGAGGCTACAAGCTTTACATCTATCCCTGTCTTTCTAATGCGTTCATCCATATGAACAAGCCATTGCTTACACACGATTGCTCCTGCTCCCTGTAGTAGAGTATTGAGGCTGGCATAAGAAGCTCTGATCTGTAACTGTCTTCCATCCAATGCTCCTACAGTTCCCTCCTGTGATTTTTCCATAACATTATTTCTTAGTAGCTTTAGCTTCGGCATATTTTTTAGGAAGTTATCAATTAATTCCTGTCCTCTCTTGGCATTACCTCCTACCACCTTACCTATCTTGGATGATCCAGCCCCATAAAGAAAGGCATAGATGAAAGTTTTTGCTTGATCCCTGTTGGTTAGTCCAGCAGCTTTCATGTTAGCTGTATGGACATCACCAGTAAGAACCTCTTTAGTAAAGTCTTCATCTTCCATGTAGTGAGCAAGACATCTTAACTCCAGACCACTGGCATCTGTACCTACCAGAGTATGGGTATCAGAATTAGAGACTGTCCATAGTTCCCTGCATTCCTTACCATAAGGACTATAACTGGCTGGTACTTGGGCCATGTTAGGACTGTGATGGGCCATCCTACCTGTTACAGTTTTAAGAGTAAGCACTCTCCCTCTTACTCTCTCATCCTCATCACATGCCTGTATCCAAGACTTGAGCAAGCCTGTACGTTTCTGTAAGAGGAAGTATCGGCTAAACATTTTAGCTTCTTTCATATTTATTTTGTCAAGAATTTCTTCTGATACTACTACGTTTTTCTTTGTACTGCCGTCCTTTAATTCTATCTCCTTTCCAAATTGTTTAGGCTTCCAACCAAGTTCCATTAAGCGTTCCGCTATTTGCTTACGACTTGCTATATTGAAAGGGATATACTTAGTCTTGGTCTTGAGCTTAACCTCTGTAGGTTTAAACATCTCCTCTGCTGTACGTTCCAGTTCATGTTGTTCATCTTCAAGCTGAGACAATAACAACATAGCTTTACGTATATTAAAAGCAAACCCATTCTTTTGTTGCTGATCTATGATAAGTCTTATTTTTCTTTCAAGGTCATACGATCTAGATGAGAACGCAATACCTTCTTTTGATAAGACAGCCGCCATCCTCCCAGTAAGTTCCGTATCACGCTCACAATACTGCAACATGTCTTCACTGAATGTCGTAAAGTCATTACACTCTCCTTTAGAAAATTTTAATCTCTTTCCCCATGCTTCCAGAGAATGACCACCCTCCCTGATAGGATTAAATAATTGGGATTCAATTAGAGTATCTCTTATCTGAGATGGTTTAATAGTAGATCCTGTTAGTCTATTTAAAATAGGGGCATCGAAACTAATTCCATTGTGCATGATGAAAGTATCTATAGCTTTAGACCAAGAAGCAAACTCTCTACACTCATCTCCAACCCATGTCTTTACCTCATTGGTTTCATAGTTTCGGGCGGCGATACAATGTATTAAGCTTGCTTCCAAACCGTCTGTTTCAATATCAACTATTGCCTTTGTCATATGTCATGTCCACCTGATAAGCTTGTTTAATAGGGATGTGAAAAAACAACTCGCCTTTCTTTACATATCTATTTGATGCTTCCTTGACTTCACTTTCCAGTACCGTATCTCCATCTATATGCCATGCCTTACTACAGTCATGATTAAAAACTATGAAAGTTAACAAGCAATGTCTGTAATCTTCCTTCCACTTATCCAGTAATCTTTTCTTTCTATGAGGGATACGTAATTCATCCCATGTATCGGGCCACTCTTCTTTCCATGCATACTTTATTTCCACTTCATAGAGTTGTGCATCTCCTCCATCATCTGTCTTAACAGTCAGGTCAAAGTAAGTAGTCTCTTTAGAATTAACGGTACATCTTGGTTGAGTATGTTCTAACCATCCAATCATATGTTTCTTGGCTGTCGTATCGGCTATGTCATATGTTGTTTTACTAAAGGGTTTCTTCATTGTTATTCTCCAGTATTTTTTTAAAGTGTTTGCCTACCTTTATCACCTGATCTGGTGTAGCATTTGTCATAATAGTATTAGCTAAAAAACTTACCCACTGTACATTACCTTTTATATATCCCTTATTACTATTAATTCTATCCAGAGATACCGTTTGATGTTTCTCTTTTCCTTTAACATATCTACTTCCTATTATAAAGGGTAGTCCTAAAGCTGGACACTTTTTATCTTTGGGAAATATACTTTTTAAGTATTCAGGATCTAAATCGAAATCTAAATTAAAAGATTTGGCTCTAGTTTTTATAGCTGAACACCTTCGTTTAAACCAGTAGGGATCATTAAAATCTCCCCAAGCTTTTTTATTTCTTTCTCTCTTCAATTTATTTAATCTTTCTTTGTGTCCTTCTATATATTTTTTATTTCGTTGGCTAGAATATTCTTTATTATCCTGATACCATTGTTTACCGTATGCAAGAATACTCTCTTTATTCTTTTGATAATACTTTTGATTATATGTTTGTCCTTCGTACTGTTCCCAACTCCATTTATAATTATTTTTAAGAGGCATCATCATTCTCCATAAAAGGATTATCAACCTGTGTCATTCTACCTGTTTCTTTATTGTAATGTAGATGACAAGCTATGCCTGTATCCCCAGTGTATCGGTTCTTAAGGATACGAAGAGTAGTAGTGTTAGCTTCCATCTCATCCTCTGCCTGTTGATTTCTTTCCAATCCAATAACGCTGTCTGATAGATGACCTATGCTGGCAGATCCCCTAAGATGCGACAGGGTTATCTCTCTGCCATCCTCATGGCCTCTGTCTCCTGCTGGCCTACGCAAGTGAGAGACAAGCAACAGAGCCACACCTGTCTCCTCTACAAGGGATCTTAACTTAGTCATAAGAACATCAATAGACTTTCTCTCATCCCCAAACTCTTCGTTCCCTGATATGAGTATGGAGAGGTGATCCAGAAATATCCACTTACAATCCAAGCCCTTCGCCATGTACCTTACTCTGTCCAGTATCTCATCATTAGATACAGAACCGAAATGATCAAAGGCATAGAACCTTTTACTGTCAATAGTTTTCTTTTGCCATCCCTTCAGTTGTTCTCTGGTATACTTTTCCCTAATCTCTTTAATATACAGTCGGGCATTGGCTTCAACAGACATGATATTGAATGCTGTATTTTTAGTATTCTCTTCCATACAAAGAAGCCCTATGTTATCCAGAGTACTGGTCATAACATGATGTATTAGTTCTCTGATAACACTACTCTTGCCCATCCCTGCCCCACTGGTGAATGTAACAAGTTCACCAGTACGTATACCATAGGTCTTCTCGTTCATCTTAGACCAAGGGTAAGGACAAGTCTCACAATACTCTTCTTCATAGAGACTATCCCCCAGATCGGCAAGATTAACTATACCTGCTGGAGTATAAGGCTTAGAGTTCCACCATGCCTGAGTAAACTTTTCTCTTTGTCCTGTTTTTAAATACTCATTTGCATCCTTTAGTTCTAGGTTGGCAATCTTACACTTGTTAGGTTCAAAGAGTTGGGCTACTTTTTTAGATGCTTCCCTTCCCTGCTTATCATTATCAAAACATAAGACAACTGTTTCAAACTTGTTAAGATAATCGAAAGCTTTCTTACAGTTATCCAAGGCTGATGGCGCACCGTTCTTGATTGAGACAACAGGCCACTTACTGCCCATTAACTCATAGGCAGACATAGCATCTATCTCTCCCTCACATACAGTGATATACTTACCGCCTTGATTAAATATGTTCTGCCCAAAAAGTAAGGCATTGGATAGACTACCCTCAGACCAGAACTTTTTACCTACTACTTCCCTTACTTTATTTGCTATATGATTTCCATCAGCATCAAAGTACTGATAGATATGATGGGTAATATTACTACCTGTCTTCTTGACTTGAGTATTAAACTTCTTAACAGTATCTTTAGCTATCATACGATCAGGTATAGCGTCTATCATTCCTTTCATTTTACAGTACTCAGAGCTTTTCTCTGACATAGGAATAATCTGAGCGTTCTTAGTTTCTTCATTACCAAATCGTGTCTCGCAACTAAAACAAAATGAATGTCCATCTTCATGTTGAACATTTGCATTACTTGCCCCACACTCAGGACAAGTCCCTCTATTCGGCCATTGAGTAGCCATTTAAATCTCCTGTTGTTTATTTGGTTTACTCTTTCTTATTCGATAAGTCAAGTCAGGATCATACCCTAGATGTCTGCATAAGGTATAGCGATACTCTACCTGTTCCTCTGCTTCTCTCTTAGTTTTAAACTTACCTACAGAAATCTTTTCTGTATTTCTATCAAGAATAACTTCCCATTCAGACTTCATCAAAAGTTTCTCCCCATAAGTTTCTAACAAAGTCTTCCTTGTCAGCCATGATTTCATCAATCTCTCGCTTGGCAAACTTTTTAGACTCCTTCTGGGTGTACCCTTCTTCACTGTATTGTCTAACCAATTCTCTAAATAAGTTTTGCCTGTCCTTCTGCCATAAATTTTTACTCATCTAACTCTGCCCATTTCTTGTTAGCGTTGACATAATTTAATTCAGATAATTCTTTACGTAACTTAATTATAGTTTCCTCTTTTTCTTCCAAGTGTTTTTTTAAAACCTGAATATATTTATTGAGTTTCTCTGTCTGAGTTGTCATCTGCACATTTACCTTCTAATAATTTTACTATATCTATCCACGTATCGGTACAAGAAACAGGAGAAGACAATACTTTATTAATATTTTCCCATCTTTCCTGAGATATAATTTCTTTTGACATACTAGTACTAGAGTTTAATAAAAATACTAGAAATATTATTGATATATATTTCATAATATATTCCTTTATATATAATTATATATTACACTATTTAATTAGATGTGTCAAGATAAAAGATGTGTGTCCCTACCTGACCTAATGATTTAAAGTAGGGGTTTGATGCCCATCTGGGGGAAACATAGCTTGCATGATAGTGAGTGGAACCCACTGTCTGCTTTACTTGTATCCCCTTGAGTGACATTTCTGCAACGTTGATAGATTTAATTAACCCTGCCATATCCGTAAACCTTTCTGGTCTACCATCACACCAATAGCTGAAGTGGCATTTGTCCCTGACAGGATTGCCTTTCCAATACTTCCCCTGATGTACTACTCCACATATTGTATTAGGATAGTTGCTACTTTCTTTTCTTGTTAGTATTACATTAGCTACACTAAGCATAGCAAGCATACTCTCTGACCTTGCCTCATGATACAGAGCTTCAACCAAACAATTAAAATTATCTGCCTTGGCTGTTGGCATTAAAAGAAAAAGAAATACTAAAGCTGATACTAACACTCTCATTGTAGCCTCACAATATGTATGTCTCTATTAAACCATAGGTCAGTACCCATCCCTATCTTCATAAGAAATTCAGAGGCTTCCATCTTAGTATTAAAGTGCTGCACTCCTTTTCCTTCTGAGTCTGGTAGGATCTCCATTGATTGAAGATCCTTTGCATCCTCAACGTGTACTATAATATATGACATAAAAAACCCCTTAGTTACGCCTTATAATAATAAAAATAATAACAATAAGATATCCATTTTATCCCTCCCTTGGAAATAAGTTGCCTAGTATTGAACCGTCTTTTATTACACTTTCACTTTCCTTATCTTCATATGATGCTCCTCCTACATTAGTTCGTTGGATATCATTATGATTTAACTCAGCCCAATATATCTCTAAGGCTTCTGTCTCCTGATGGGCTATGAACTTATGCATCTCCCCTGCTGGTACGATAGAAGTATCGCCAGCAAACAGGTGAGTGCTGTCACATAAGCCATAGTCTTTCCATCTCTGGATCTCTAACTCACCGCTGATAACATAGAACATATTGATCTTTGATTGATGCTTATGTTGTGAACAATACGCTCCAAGATCTACCTTAATTCTATGTACTTCTACGGCTGGTGATTGCAGTATAGGTTCTGTACTACCCCATACCTTACCTTCGATGACACTCATCTTACTTCTCCTCCAACCTAAAATAAATGTAGTCATCTCCTAACGTAATAGATTTAACATTAGGGTTAACCCTTTGTTTTCCCACATAATTCCAGGTCAGGTCAGGGTTAGTGGTTGTCTGTTGATGTACTTCATCAAAGAACTCTTTGTTGTCTATGTAAAAAATAAGATTTGTTATCATAGAAAATACTATAAACATCTACTTCTCCTTGTATACGATGTGTAATTTAGATACTATCTCTTTAACTAT